GTTTTAATAGACTGATCAAAGTCCATGTCTTTAAAGTTTTGATTTGATACTTGTGCAGGCTTCAATCCTGAGTCCAAGATAACTGGACGCTTGCCGCCTTGTTTAGTTGAATATTTCTGTAACCAGTATTGAATTGTTTTTTCTTTTGCAATCTGTGAAAGTGTATTTTCTGACGTTAAAACTAAGCCAAATACAGCTCCGTTTTCAAAAAAGTTTTCTTGGAAGTCTTTCATTGCGTATAAAGTAGCAATGCTTCGTTGTGCTGCTTCTAAACGTGAAGCACCACGATATATTGATTGTGAATTTAAATCACGGAAATGAAACACTTCTGCTTCTTTAAAGTCAACCATACCGTTGTAACGATATCCACGTATAAACGTTTTGGTATCAGTTAAAATTTCTGTTGAAGCTGCAGGCAAGTGGTACATAAATACACCATCAAAGTGTACGAACACATTACCTTCCAAGATCAAGTCTGTGAAGATTGCTTGGCGAAATTCTTGGATACTTTGATAAGGATTGGGTCGGAAGTTCAAAAGTGTGTTTAGTGACTTTTGACGAATTCCTGTAACAACGCCTTCTGCGACCTTATCTTTTACGTCGTAATCTAGCGAGCCAGCTGCATTAACAAGCATACTAACTGAACGATTAACGGCTTCTAGTTTCTGAAAGCTTTGACGATATGTTATCTTGCTTTCTGAACCAATTTGCGTACCTGCTTCTTGAGCAATACGCGTTTGTGCTGGATTAAGTTTTTCAACAATCCAGTCTGTAAATCTTGACATAGTTTTCCCTTAAGTGAACTCACTGAAAAAACTACCAAAGCTCTTTTTAGGCACAACTGTCTCAACAGTACCACCAGTATGTTTTGCACGCTGCGTCTCTATCCAGTGAGCCTGTTTGGGTTCACTGCCAGGGCGGGGAGCCTTACCATAAACACTGTGTAACGCTACATGATGACGATTACAAAGGGTGTAAACTTGGTCATATAACTCTACTCGGTGCTCATCAATAAACTCATCTCGCACAGCTAAAATACCGGCATCTGTTGAAATATCGTAACCCTTGGCTTCAGACCATTTGTCTAGGAGTATAGTAACTGAATGTAGGTGATGGAGTTCTAAGTCTGCAGAGGAGCCGCAAATGCAACACTCCGTTTTCTTCTCGTAGGCTGCTTTAGCCCTGTCACGAACCCACTTTACAGGGATTCGTTTATTTGTGTTTTTTGCCATTATTTCCAAAGTACTCCACAATTACCTAGTATTATAGCAGAACAGCAACAAAAAGTCAATGCACAAATTTTTTATGGCATTAAACAGTATAGGTGTACAGTGCATATCGAACTGCATCAGCCATGTGACTGTAATCGTCATGCATTGGTCGTTCACGTTGTAACCCCTCACGTTGATCCCAGCGATACTGGTCAAACATGGCTCGCACGTTAGTGCAATGTGGGGCAACCTTTAATCGACCTTGTTGTAGTAAGGTCTGAACATACGCAATGCCTGGTAAGACATCTTTTTTAGCTTTGGTAGTTGAAATGTTGTACAAGTAAGCAAGGTCGCCAGCAAACTGTGCAGCGGCCGAGTCAATAAAAGTTACTTCAACTCCATGCTTTTGATTCATTTGAGTAAATGCTTCTGCGTGTTCGGCAGTAGTCTTTTCCGACATTAAGTATTCATCGACAATAAAAAAGCAATCGCGGTTCCAATCGTACACGATAGCGCAATAAGCAGTAGCGTCTCTGTAACCAGGGTCGCATCCAGCAAACGCCTCACCTTTAATATCTTCTGGAATGTCAATAACATCTGTATCCTGTAGTGTGTAAATCTGACCCTCAAATACGGAAAATGAGGCTAAATATTCTTGTTCGAACTCTGACTTTGACATTGAGCGTCGCGCTTCGGCAACGTCTGACTCAGCCATACGGGTATTTTCAGTGTAATCAGCTTGTAGGCTAATCCACTCGGGGAAATTGGGATCAAAGCCACGCTGCCAAAATTGTGAAAACCAATTGTTACGACCACGAGGTGTGCTGATAAAAATGGCTTTGGCTTGGGGCTTGTCTAGTGTAGGGCGTAGGGCGACATTAAAAGCTGCTTCACCGCCTTCGCCTAGTGCAGCCTCATCAAATATAATTAAGTCATATGATCGACCAACAGTACTATCAACGGTACTAAGAGAACCCATACGAATGGTAGAACCGTTGCTGAGTTCGATAATTTTGTCTTTGAGGTTGTCACGTGCGACTTCGAGGTCGAAGTGTTTGATAAGTTTGCGTTGGAGTTCAAATGAAATGGAGCTTAGGTTATAGTTAGGTGAAATGATTAGCACATTACTGCCAGGGACTAAGGTAACCAATTGACCGATAATATTGGCAATATAAGTTTTGCCTAGACGTCGTGCTAGTGCGGCACAGATAAATCTGTATTTAGGATCGTTGACTGCGTTTATAAGAGCAACCTGTGGGCGGTTGATTGTATCGTATACATCTAACAGTTTTAGGTAATTTGTTATGGGTAGCTTAATAAACCTCTGTTGAGGATCGAACTCTTGTATAACGTCGACATTGATATCTGGTCGTGAGACTACGAGCATTTACATTCCTTGCCAAACCATGGCTGTATGTGCGCTACAGCCATTACTAACCACATTAGGGGCATTTCTAAATGCATTCCGCTACAGTGACTGGGATTTGAATATGATACGTAGGCTAGTGCAACACATAATGGAGTAATTGACTTATTGAAAATATCTTTAATCATTGCTTAGTAGCCTTTGCTAATTCACGATAGCCACTGGTAGTGGGGTGTATTTTGTCGCTGCTTGGGGTAAATGGTAGTACAGTATCATTATACTGTTCGGCAATTTCGCGGATGTAGGATTGTATATGTGGTTTGACGGCTGGTAAAATCCAAAACACTTTAGCAACACCAACCTTTTCACGTATACGTTGAAGTTCAGCTTTAGTTCTAACTCCACTATGATCATTACTACCTAAACTGATAATTACAGTTTTAGCTGACAAGTTATTTTTTAAGTAGTCACGATTCCACTGCCAAGTATTCCAGCCGCCTTTAGCATAGGCTACGCACTCTGGTCTTTGTTGATGAGTACCTACAGCAATTGAGTCGCCTAAAATTAAACAATCTAACATTTTTTATTCATCTTTTATTAATATAAAACCTAAACGGTCTCCACACTCACTAGCATAGAATTCGTCTTGCCATACAGGTACAATAGTTTGGGCGGTATGGTTTGCAAAGTCATCGTTGTAACGGAAGTGTACTTCTATTACCTTATCACCAATAACCTCCACATTAAACCAAGGATACTTGTCTGCTACTGTTTGCAGTATTGGTGGTAGTTCAAAAATGTCTTGAACACGGCTCCAGTGTGAAAATCTGTCAAGTCGATTTGGATTGGTTTTAAATCCTTCAACTGCTAAAGTTTGCTTGCCGTAGTTGTAGTCAAAACTTAAGTGTCTGCCTTCGAACACTTCACACCAAAAATAACCATCAGGTATTGAATCGCGGTCCAAATACTCTACTGTAGCACCAACACCCATCATTTTTAAGTTTATTACTGGGCGTACTATATATTTACCTGGCTTAGGAGCTATTCCTGCTGGGCCGCAGTAGTATCCTAGGCGTTTGGCTAAAATTAGCTTATCCGCACACCAAAGGTCTTCGGGATTGATTTTGTCGTATACATCCGCATCTCCAATTTGTGGTAGCATTTTAACTCCAGTACTTTGAAGAGTCTAGGTTATCCCAATAAGCTTTGTTGTTGCGATTCCAGAAATTCTTGATTAAGTACTTTGACATACCAAAATAACCCATCTTGCGAAACCTACGTGAGTCTTGTCCAAAGTAGTGATTAAGTAACTTAAACTTATTAGCACTATACTTGCGACTCAGGAAGTAATCTTCACTAGTAGCAAACTGTTCAGGAAACCCGCCTAGTTCTATAAACTTTTCACGGCGCGTTAACATAAATGCACCGACTGC